CTATTGGCCGTCACGATGACGTTCCAGTCGCCGACCACGGCCTTGGCACCGCTCTTGCCCTTGAACTCGACGGCCAGCCTGTCGCCGCCGGTCAGCGCCTTCAGGAACTGGCTCTCCTCGCAGGACAGGAAGTCCGGCGGCACATCGCTACCGATCAACAGCGTCCGGTCATGGAAGTTGCCCAGTTCAAACCGGCTGCCCAAGTGATTCGTTCTCAGCTCGCTGCAGTTCTCATCGCCGACCAGCCGCCGCACCAGCCCGGCCACCGTGCTCTTCCCGCCGCCGCCGGTGCCCGTCAGCAGCAGAATCACCTGTGGCCTGTTCCTCTGGAGCAGCGCCAGGCCGCCCCATCTCTGCAGCAGTACCTGATCCTCGTGCTCGGGCAGCGCATGGTCCAGGAACGCCTGCCATAGACCGCTGCCCGCGCCCTGCACATACCGCACCGGCGTCTGGTTCCTTGACATCCACTCCGGGCCGAACCCGTGCATTGCGTATGGCACGCTCCTGAGATCCACCATGACATTGCTGCAGTGCACCACGCTGTCCGGCCTAGTAAACGGATTACGCTCCACCTGCAGCGCCCCGATCAGATCGACCACCTGATCCGCGAAGCTCACAGTCAGCCGCGTCAGGAGCGCCGGCAGCCGCGGATCCTCTGTCGATGCCATCTGATCCAACAGAACGCGCCTGGCGGTCTCCAGGACCCGCTGCTGCATCTCCTCGCGGCTCATGGATATCCAAATCCCCCTGTCGCCGGCATACCAGTAGTGCTGCCCGGTCTGGGCATCGAATAACAAGCGCTCCTTGTGCGCCATGTACCCGGCAAAGAATGTCGGGTGCAGATTGCCCGTGCCGCTCCTTCCGAACGTCCAGGGCACGCCATGCAGCCGGAGCAACTGCGCCATCTCATCCCTACTGCCCGGCACCGGCCATCCATCGGGCCAACGGATCTGGCTGAACTCCAGCGCCACCGGCGGCCTGTCCACCAGCACGCTGTACTCGCACCCGCTCGTGTGCACGCCCTTCACCGTGCTCAGGTTCCCCGTGCTGCGCCATTCGTACAGCGGCTTGCCCATCATGCGCCCATTGACCTCCACCATCTCGGTCGTGCTGCGCTCCGCGCACGGCTTGGGGTATGATCCCGTGATCCTCACGCCGACCTGAGCGCCCCGCTTGCCCTTCCACCGCGCACTGCCCTGCAGCACCGGATTCACCTTCAGGAACGCCTCCAGACTCCCCTCATCGTCGAAGTCTATCGCACACAGCCCGCCGCTCCATTCCCCCAGCCTGACAGCCACGTTCCCATGCTCGAGCATGACGCGGTAAACATCCCTCTTGGTACTCTCCATGGTCTCCTGGGTGTACTTGACCATCGGAATCTTGGTCCCGGGGTTCTGCGGCACGAGAAACAGCGGCGTGCCCAGCCATCCCTCGATCTCTTGCGTCGTCATCATACCTCTTCACGCCTTTCAAACCGCAACGCCTCCTCGCTGATGAACCAGCCCTTCGGCCACTCGGTCAGGTAGATCCCGCCCAGTGTCCGAACCCGGCTTAGTGCCACGTAGGCCTGCCCGGGCTCCCGGGCCGCCCGGATATCAATCCTCGCGGCATCCAAGGTGAGCCCCTGCGCCCGGTGTATGGTCATCGCGTAGGCCAATCGGAGCGGGTATTGTTGGACGGTGACCCCCAGACTCTCAAAGAACCATTTGCGCCGGCCCAAGCAAATCTTCTCGCCCCGACTCTCGACCACGATGTCGCTGCCTCGGAACTCCACCACCCGGCCCACCTGCCCATTATAAAATCCCTGATCCGCATCATTAGCGGTGAACATGACCGCAGCCCCGGGCTTCAACTGCAGCACCCGCGGCGTGCTCATGTTTTTCGCGGCGAACTCCACCGCCTGATCCACACCCTTGACCTCGGCGTCAAACACGGCAATCGGGCCATCAATTGAGCTCAACCGGTAGTTGTTCCACTTGTCCACCTGCACGTTGTGCGTCATCAGCCGGGTAATATGTTCAGGCGGGTTCATCCTGAGCGCACTGCGCAGCAACTGGTTGTCCCGCGGCTTCATCCTGCCCACCCGGAACCCGCTCAGCATCTCAATGAAAGGCACGTCATTCTGCCTCCGTACCTTCTCGAGTTTGATCGTCTTGAAGTCGGCCTCCTTCCAAGCCTGACTCAGGAACGCCCAGTCGTAGGGCTGGCTCTGGTCGGTCCTGACCGGCGGCAACTGCAGGAAGTCGCCCAAGAAGATAACCTGTAACCCGCCGAAAGGCCGGCTGTCTTCCCTGATCCGCTTCACCCAGTAGTTCAGGAAGTCGAGGTGCCTTCCTGCCATCATGCTGATCTCGTCGACCACCAGCACCTCGGTGGCCCGCACGCGCTTGCGGGCGCCATGGATCGAAGGCTGCTCCTCCAGCCGCTCGGCAGCCTGCAGGAAGTCCTCGCCATCCTGCGGCCCCAATTGCATCCCGCACCACCGGTGCACGGTGGTCCCGCCTATATTCAGCGCGGCAATGCCTGTCGGGGCCGTCACCGCCACGTCCATTGCTCCCGAATCCAAGAATTGCTTGAGCAGCGTGCTCTTGCCCGTACCAGCCTGGCCGGTCAGGAACACATTCCCTCCGGTGGTGGCCCATGCCATGAACCGGTCCTCCGGTGCCGGATCGAATTCGGCTTCCGCCGGCCAGGTGGTAGTCTCCATATCAGTAGGTCGGGATCAGGATGTCTGCCACCTGCTGTGTAAGTTGCACATCCCGCAGGCAGTAGTTGATCGCCGCCTCGCGGTCGGTCTGGAATAGCTCGCTGAACATGGCGCCGTTGCCGGCCTTGTCGCCCAGCCCGAGGTGCCTTGAGATCGCAGCCAGACTCCCGTGCGCCCGGTTGTCACCGAGCTGCCATGACTCGCGCAGGTCGACGATCAGGTCATTCCAGTACCTGCCATTCCTGAGCCAGTACGGCACCGTCACCCGGTGCTTCCAGCTCCTCTTGATCAGAAACGGTAAATCGAACGGCTTCACATTGAATCCGATCAATTGCGGCTTGCGCTCGAAGTTGTCTAGCAGCGACCAGAACTGCAGCAGCATGGCCTTCTCGCCATCCGCGTCGGCGCAGAGCACCGCGGGCTGCTCATGCTCGACTCGGTAGCCGATGCACAGCACCTGCCCGCTCAGGGCATCTAGTGCTGCGTGCTTGATGTAGTCGGTGACGTGGTTCTCCTCGGCCCGCTGGATCTTCTCCGCGATGATGTCCGGGTTCTTGATGTTGCCCAACTTGACCTGGCTCGGGTCAAACGGTGGGATGACCAGCTCCGCAATGGGGAGCGGTCCTGTCTCGATGTCAAAGTAGATACGTGGATTTGCTGGCATAATGCTAAAACGGTTTGGATTGGTAGTTGTGCGTTTGTCAGCGGATGCGCACCCCCCGCTTGTCCATGAGTCCCCAGCAGCAACAGGCTGCTAGGAAAGTGTTAGACTATCTTCCCGCAGTGCGGGCACAGCTTGGGCGCCTTTGGCTGCTTGATCAGCACCGGAACGCCCAGCCATTCGCAGATCTCGGAGTAGGACTTCCATCCGAATCCGGTCACCGAATGCGGGTGCAGGTGCCCCGATGCGTAAAGGCTGAGGGCCTCGTCCTTGTTCTTCACCGCCATCCGGTTGAGGACATTGAATGTCCGGGTGCTGAACGGCCAGCCCCACTGCGCCTGAATTGCTTCCTTGGCCTTGGCCACCATGGATATCTGGCTGACCCGCTGCTTGCTCAATCCGAGCACCGTACCGATGCGGGTGATTGACTGGCCCTCGGCCCTCATCTGCATCACCTCGGGGATAAGGTGCGCGATCTTGGAGTACTTCTTCTTAGGAGCAGTCATAGACTCAGTAGTTGAGGTCATCCTCTTCCTGTTTAATCTGGGCTTCCTCGTCAGCCTTGAACTTGGCCTGGTACCACACCAGCGCATTGATCAAGCGCTTGTCGTCAGCGGTCTGCTTGACCTCGGCCCGGGCCTTGGGCAGCCAGTGCTCAATCAGGCTCGTGATGCTCTCCTCGGTCAGCTCCCGGAGCTCGATGCCCTTGTGCTTTCCGACGTGCACCTTGACCTTCGACGCATCGTCCGCCGGAGGCTGTCCGCCGCCGGTGGTCTTGCGGAAGCTCGAGTCCCCCGTAGCCGGCGCTGCCTTGCCCTCGGCCCCATCCTTCGCAGGACGGTCCTGCAGCCGCACCCACAGACCGCTGGGTGCCAATGCCTCGCCGCTCTTATGGGCCATGATCAGCTTGATGTTCGCGTAGGTCTTGCTTCCGTCCTCGCTCTGCTCGTGCCCGATGACAATGCTGGCCGGGCGCCCGAGAAGGCTCTCCAGATCCAGACTCTTGTTCTCGACGTCGGTCAGTTTGCGCCCGAACCAGTCCTTGAGGAACTTAGTGAGTGCTGCCTTCTCGTGCAGGCTCGGGACCATCGGCTTTGTCATTACCACCCAAGGCTGCACCGGATCGCGTGAGTCGTCCTGCAGGTCGATCTCGAACACGAGCTTGAATTTCTGCTTCACACCGTACTGCGTCTCGTACTCCTTCAATGGGGTCACGTCCACGCACACCGCCCGGCCCGAGAACTCGGGGCACGGCGCGAAGTCCTTCTTACCGCCTGTTGCACTGATTATCATACGTCTTACTTTGTGTTGTTATTGTTGTTGTGTTATTTCGAGGCCTGCTTTTCGACCTCGGAAAGTTGCTTTGCCATCCTGGTGTATTGTTCCCAGTACTCGGGCCAGGTTGACTTGATTCTGCGAAGGTTCTGCTCGTCCGCCACTAGTGCCGCGGCGCCTAGTTTGCGAACGAAGCTGCCGCCGTACTCCATCATCGTCTCGATGGTTTTCTTGTCGGTCACTTGCTTCCCTTCCCCTTTTTGCGTGTCCAGAAGCTGGTGAACTCCATCTTCTTAGCCCGTGCCGCCCTGAAGGCAGCACCGACCTCTCCGCGGGCCAGCACCCGCAACCCATCCCCCTCGCGCTGTATTTCCTTGGCTGATTTCATTGCATGATGAAGTGGAAGTTGTTCTGCCTTCTGAGACGGTGATCAGGCGGCAGCTCGTGAAGTCTGGTGCTCATGCTCGGAATTTCAGGCCCTCGACCAGGCTGATGCAGGTGTCCAAGATTTCGCGCTGGTGCTGCAGTGCTTCGAGTTTTTGAGCTCGGAGCTCCTCAATCTGCCGCAGTGCCTCGGCTAGGCCGGCCTCAAGTCCGCGGGCGAACTGAGCGGGGCAGACCTCGTTCGCCGGAAAGGTGTGCACAACCTCGTCCCGGTTGATAGTGAATGCGACGGCGTCGACCATCGGTGTAGGTGGTTTCATAGTTTTACGGCTTCAAATCCCTGCATTGTTTTATCGCGTCGTCGATTGCCTTACGCAGCACGGTCCACTCCTCTGGGTTGATGCTGATTTTTCCATGGCCATCAGCAGATTGACTGACCTCGACGTACTCACCGCCGCCTTCATCGACAATCTCGATGTCGGTGCATTCCATCGAAAGGATATGGTCGTCGGTAGGTGACAGCACCCATTTGATCGGTCGCAGCTTCATCGTCCCTCCAACCATTTCTTGAGGTCGTTCAACTCGTTCACTTTGGCTTCGAGTTCTTTGATGCGCTCGTTTGCCGCGTTGAGTTGGCGTTCGAGCCTCCTGCACAGCATGCCGAGTTCGGCCACGTTGTGAGCGGTTGAATCGGAGATAGGGGTATCACCGATCATTTTCGTAAGGTCAGGAATATGATCGTTCACTTGCACTCCTTCCATTTGAACTGCGGTTTACCGCTTGTGTCGTTGGTGTAATAGGCGGCTCCTGCGAGGATGGCTTCTTCTCTCAGTGCCGTGTTACCTCTGGTGAATCCTAAGATAATTCCGATGATGAACATAGTCACAGCAACTGCGCCTGTGAGTTTTGCTAAAGTGTCGTCACTCATTTCGCCTCCCTCGCTTTGAGCATTGCGTCGGCTGCTTTGAATGCATCTTTAGCCGCTTTATTCCACGCATCTTCGCCGTCGTAATAGCCAACATCAATTGACTGTGATGCTAGGTTCCCCTGCAACGCAGCCGCCGCGAAGTAGTCGCGCATGGTCATACCGGTAAACTTGCGGATGTCACATACTTCTCCGTTGCATCGTATTTGCTCCTCGCATGGAAACGCCGGTCCTCCGTCGTTGATTGGTTGGTTGGTCATTTGTTTGTCCTCCCATGCTCAATGATTGCCTGAACTCCACGCCGGCTGCATCCGACAGCCCGTGCGATCTGCTCCCGGCTGGCCCCGTTGTCCCACATCCGCCAAGCCAGACCACTGTCGAATGCCTCGACCGCCTGCGCCCAGTTTCGAGATAGCTGCCGTTCCTTCGGCTCCGGAAACGAGATCCAGCCCGCGGCCACGGCGCTGGTGATGGTCTTCTTGGTGATCACTTCAACCCCTCCGCAATCATAGCGTGCTCGAGGATCAGCACGGCGTCCGCGGTCTTTAGTGTGATCACCTGGCGAGGCTGTCGCTGCTGCGCGATGCCCTTCAGGTGGCTCTTCCATTTGGCGCCGTGTGTCGCCTTGGTGCCGGCCCCGATGGTCTTCTGCCAGCGCTGTGGCGGCACCTCGATCACCCGGGTCTTAGACGCTGCGATCAGGCCGTGCAGGAATCCGACGTTGCGCCCGAAGTTGAACATGGCCGATCCAGGAGCCCCCTTACCTCCGACGTACCCACCCACCTTCTCGATGTAGCAGACATCCGAGATCGCCAGCCTGTCGGTCACCAGGATGCTGATGTCCTGGTCGGTGGTTGGCATACTGTTGAGGATGACCCCCGAGGGCCCGAGGTAGGCCAGGCCGCCGCTCATGCCCGGGTCGATGGCAAGTATCCTGATCACTTGGCAGCCTTTCTCAGCCAGGCGGCAATCGCCTTGTCGGCTACCGCCTGCAGTTTTAGGCCGGCGGCGAGGCAGTAGTCGCGCAGGGCCTTGTGGGTGGTGGGTGTCACGTTGATGGTTTTCGGTTTGGTCATTTCAGTTGCTTCTTAACCTTGGCCCAGTAGGCCTCGGTGGCAGATTTGCGGTCTCCGGTAGGACCCCCATTCCAACGGCGGGCCAACTGCTCGGTGCTGGCGCCGCGTCCGTAGTGCTCGAGGTAGGCCTGACACACTGCCCTGGCCTGCACCCGGTTGGTCATGTCTTGGTGCCGGTAGTGGCTCCCGGTGATCCTGTTCACGTCCAGGACAACAGCCTTGTGGATCTGGAGGCATCCAATGGCGCGGCCTTGGTCACCGATGGCCAAGTCGTTGTTGCTGCTTTCTACGATCATCAGGGCTGAGATTAAGCTGTTGAGGTTCATTGCTGTGCATTGCTGTGGTGTTGCTGTGGTTTGCGCGTTGACCAGTCGCGCCCCTGGTGCCGGACTTCCTCACCGGCGGGATGGGCGGTTTGATGGGCACCGCCATGCCCTAAAGTGATCAGGGCCAAACCGGACGGCCCGAGACGATGTACGGGGCAGCAGCGTCTTTGACAGCTTGCTCGTAAACCCAGTTGTGCTTGGCCAGCAGGTTGGCTGCAACCTCAGCAGCTTGGAACTTGCTCAGTCCGGCCTTGGGGAAGTTGTAGACCGCCTCGGTGATCTTGGAGAGTTTGTTTTGCTTGCTCATGGTGTTGATCTCGTTGACGGGATCAATATGGACGAGGATCAGAACACCGTCTACAGAGAAAACCATTTTTCTGTAGATTTTGAATAAAACCCAATGTTTATGCGGGTCAAACAGGGGTCACTTTTCTGCGGGCGCAGCGAACTTCAGGAAGAACTCGGCCTTCGGTCTGATGTGAATCGTGCCTGTCGACAGGCGCCGATAGACGATTGCCTGGCGTTTGGTCTCGGCCAACCTGAGCTCGGCCTCGGGATGCAGCACCTCGACCTCAATGGCCGGGTTGGATCGGTTGCGGTAGGTCATGGCCAGGCGGTGTAGACCACGGTGCCCTGGCCATTGGCGTCGACCAGCTCGACAGCGTTCACGCCCTTCAATTTGGCCAGTGCGGCCAGGAGCTGCGTGTCGTTGGTGGCATTGGCGATGCAGGTCGACACGATGTCCGCGTCGTCGTAGGAGGCCGACAGGTTCTCCTTGGTACGGTCGCGCCAGACGCGCACCACTCGACCGTTGGAGAGATTGACGCGCCGCATCGACTCGACGCAGGGGAAGGAATGTTTCATGGGGCCTTCAGACTATGTCAACGTGACAGATTTCCAAGTTGTTCCGTTGTGAATGTGCAGGGTGTTGCTGTTGGTGTTGAAGAACATAGGCACATTGGTCCCACTCACGTTGGTCGGCGTGCCCGATGGATTGCTGGATGCTGCCGGGATGTAGACAAACCCGTCGATCATCGAGCTGCCGCCAATCGGCCCAATGAAGTCGCCGCCCGACTGGCGGAAGCTCGCCCCCTTGATCAGCTTGCCGGTGGCACCATCAAACAGAACGAAGTCGCCATCCGTCGCGCTGCCGGGTCCCACCACGTCGCCGGTGCCAGTGCCTGTGGCTGCGATGGTGATCGTGCCGGAGCCGTTGGTGATGGTGATGTTTGCGCCCGCGGTGAGCTTTGCCCGGGCAAGCGTGCTCCCGATGCTCTTTCCGATGAGCAGGTCGCCGTCGCTGTAGACGTTGGACTGGCCTGTGCCGCCGTTGGTCACGCCTAGTGTCCCGCTGACAGCAGATCCGCCCAGGGCAATCTGCGGCAGGTCGACGGCCTGGATGGCCGACATGACGTTGTTCGTGCCGTTGCCGCGGAGGTAGGTGCCGTTGGTCGTTGCGCCTGCAAGGAAGTCGATTGCCGACTGCGCCGAGGTGTTGCTGGTTCCGCCATTGGCAACCGAGAGCGTACCAGCTAGCGTAATCGTACCCGACGACGTGATCGGGCCGCCGCTAGTGGTCAGGCCTGTCGTACCACCGGACACACTCACAGACGTCACCGAAGCCCCCGCGGCAATGCCGTCGAGCTTGGTGGCCTGTGCCGAGGTCATGTAGCCGTTCTGCGTGGTCGTAGCCGCCACCTGGCTGATCACCGGGGTGGTGCTGCCGGTAGCCA